CACCGCGGCGCCAGCCTGTTCTTTCTTCCAGAAACGATAACTCTCGATCCGGTAGTAAAGACGGATGATGCCGTGAGCGAACGTCATTACATCAGCGCGGGTGCCACCCAGCAGACCAGCGTTAAGCATCACATCGCCGCGGTGCGCTTCAATGAATTCCTGATAGATACGCTCAGGATGATTCTGTTTCGCCCAGGCATCAGCGTAGGTCTTTGGTTCTGATCCGACATAAACCTTGCCTGGCTGCATTTCATCCCATGGAGCGCGAAGCATTTCGACATCTGTTCCATCGGTACACCAGACGAACCGGTATTCAGGGTGATCACGCAGGTGCTGCCAGATATGCAGCCAGCGCCGGTAGTAGACATTCATCTTCACGTCAGGAACGCGATACAACTCAACGTCTGCCGGTGCCGTCTGCAGTTCATCCACCAGCGCGATACGGCCACAATTTCGAAGCGAGGCAGCCCACCTGGCCAGCATGTCAGGCGAGGCCGTCAGTTTGGTACCGCGCTGTGGGTCAGGCTGACTGGTGAGCAGCGTTGTGATTACCACGTCGCGCTGCGATCGATACTCAGCATAGCCTGTATATCCTGAATCCCGGCGCTGCCCGTAAATCACAGCGTTCTTTTTATCGAGCGCTTCACGTTCTGGCCTTGGTATGCTGCGTGCGCCTTCTTCGTATTCATCCATCGAATGGATCAGCTTTTCAGAGCCAACCACATCAGCAAACGCCCAGGACGTTAAGCCAGCGTTATAAATCCGAAGCGCCAGATCAGGGTGCTCATACATGCCCCGGCCATACACCGGATCGAACCCGCCAACCTTCTCAATAGCATTGCGGTGGTAGTACAGCATCACTCCGCGCTGCCCGGTGTAAGCAATATGCTTATCATCCCGGTACAGAACGGTCATATCGTTAATCTTTCTCGGACCAGCCAGATCGAGAAACTGATAAGCCAGGTGCGGTTCTGGTGATTCAATATACGGAAGATGCCAGTTATCGGCGATAGGCCAGGCATCATCATCCCATAGGAAAAGATGCTCGCACCCGGCATCCATCAGGGCTGACAGGCTGGCGTTCTTCGAAGCAACAATGCCGAGTGATGTTTCATGGCGAATCAGCTGCACGCCGTCTGGCACTTCCGCAGCAGGTTTAGAACCGTCATCGATAACCACCACTAGCGCACCGGCTGGCAGGTGCTTCATGTGCTGTGCGAGAGCGCGCGTTAAAACGTCTGGACGGTTGTGGGTAGTAATTGCAATGCCAATCCGTGACGCTGAAGCGCAGGCAGGCACAAACGGGACACCATCTATTGTGACCTGCATGTTTATATCCTTTTGTTCGCAGAACTTAAACCAAATGAACTAATTAAAACCAATTAAAATACATTCTTACTATTGCATTTAATTATTAGACCCCAATATCTATTAATCCACAAAAAGTGGGTAACTCACTGGGATTTGATATGAAAATCGATACGCAAAAATTAAAAACTATTTTAAAAGAATTGGCTGATGTCTACCCGTACTACCTTGAACCACACAAATTTATGTCAATCGGTGATGATGTCGGCGGCGAGGCTGAATTCGATGGACATCTTCTATATTTGGCGGAAAAAGGCCTAATTATTACTGATATGGTATGGGACTCAAACCAAAAAGCCTATCAGTTATCAGCAGGAAAAACGCGTATTTCAAGCGCAGGTCTTGACTATCTCGCTGGGCAGTAATATTCATGGCGAGTTTAACAGCTCGCCATTATCAAGCCCACCAGCAGGTGAGCTTAGTAATGGCTAACACTCAGTGTCACTTCGGCCAGCTGATAAAAAACATAAAGCCGATGAATGCGAAAAACAGCCCAGCGGCTGCCGCAACAACGATTAGAGTCCAAACAAGAATTGTTCCGATGGTTGCGATCACTTGGACCTCGCTAATTTTGGTTTCTGGCAGTTCGCCTGCCACGCTTTGTTATGCGCCAGGATGTCTTTCTTAGTCTGGCGGTCCATAACGTCGATGTCGTGATCAGTCAGGTAGATTGGCTTTACCCAGTCACAGGCAGTATCAACCACCACCGGGACGCTTCCACGTGTCACGCAGCTCGCGATCAACATCGTCATCAGGCATGTGGTTAACAGTTTGCTGTACATTGCTGGCCTCTTTCGTTGTCTCTACCCTGCGTTCTGCTGCTGCAACCACTGCCGCTGCGTTATCTTCGGTGCGCTGCTGGTCGGCTTTCGCTTCCGCTTTGCTGGTTCCGCGTGAATGACCCAGGCCAAACGCGGCGGCAATAGCAGCAAACACCGCGACAACGAGTCCGGTAATTATCTCAAGCGTCATATAACCACCCGCTCCTTTACCCAGCCATAAACAAATGTTTCGTTCGCGCTACGCTGCTCTGCCAGCTCAAGATAACGCTGACCCTGGCTACAATTCAGGGCCCGAAGCATAACCAGCTCACCCTCTTTTCCGCGCCGGGAAAGATAGCTTTTTAACGCGCTGATGGTTCGCGGACCGATAAAGCCATCGGCAATCAGATCGGGATAGAGCGTGCCCTGAATGTTGAACACGTTCAGCCAGCGCTGAAACCATTTGGTCTGAACTGATGGGCCCATGTTTACGCCTGTGTCGCAGAGTTCGGCAGCGATGGCTGGTGATACCTCAGAAACAAGGTCGAAGCGTGGCCCTGTCCAGTAGTCAGCAGTCAGGATATCCAGCGCCTGCTGGCGGGTAAGGTTGCGCATATCACCGTTATAACCGTGGGCGCGAGCTACCGCTTGCGTGATCCCCCAGTTTGTTGGGCCGCCTTTGTCGTCGGGGTGATTAACGTACCCGCCCTCTTTGCCGAGGATGGCATTAAATATTTCGTCTTTGGTCACGTTGTGCTTTCCCCTGCAATTCTTGCGATGTTGCCCCTTGCTCGCCATACGGCAATGCAGACAACGAGATTGACAACCAGCTCTCCGTAGTCGACCTGCACGTAATCACCGTGCCAGATTCGGAAAGCGGTAAACGCTGGAGCGAGGATCAGCCCATACGCCAGAAACTCCATCAGACGGCGGCGCCGTAAGCTCCGCTTCCTGAAGAACATCAGGCGTATGCTGATGAGGATGCATGCAACAGCGTTAATGTTCAGGATCAGTGTTTGCCACGTCATTCTTCCCCCTTCAATCCGGGTAAGTCTCCCGTCTTCGAGCGCTTGAGAACGCGAAGCAGGACGGTGACAGAAACCGTTGAGGCCGCCAGCGCGCCAATGGCTGGAGAAACTTTCACGGCAACTGGCGGAGAGAGATGACTTAATGCCGCATTGATAAGTGCTGCGATGATTTCAGATGCTGTACCGGCGCAGTAAACCCCACCAATGAACGAGATGAGCGCAAACAGTATCTGCTTCCAGAGCTTGTGGTCCTCGCTGCTCAGTACGTAAAGAGCCGCCCCAGCGAGAGAGCAAAGCATTACAGCAGGAGTGGCTTCTGGAAACATCGTCGCGAAAGTTATTCCGGTAGTGCCGGCGGCCACGCCTGCCGTTACCGTTGCAGATATCGGTTCTGCGGACATTTTGCCCCCTCATATTGCTGTTGATCCTCTCAGAAAGGTTGAGGGGAAACAAAAAAGGCCACCCGATGGCAGCCTTAGAAAAGCAAAAACCCCGCCGAGGCAGGGTTTCAATGTTTGATTTCGTTTGGACGGTATCTTCCACGATTAGAAGCATACAGGACAGTTTTATGCAAAGTCAACACTAACGTGCAAAAAAGTGTCGCTAATTGCTCCGATCATATTAATAAGTTGTCGCCTTCTCAAATTCCACTGCTGCATGACGCTCCCCCTGGCGCAGAGTATCCACCAGCATTTCATAGAAGGGTTTCCAGTTGCGTGACCATGAGGATTGATGGAGGTCCGGGAGACGCTTCAAAATGGCACGGTGTACCGTCGCCGAGGAGATAGCAGAGAAGCCATTACCAGAGCAACGTTCACACGTTTTGAAAACCGGTGCGCCGCGGTCTTTAGTCGCTTTGCGGTCCAACACTTCGCCTTTACCGCCACACCTGCACCGGGCAAGGATCACTTTCTTTCCTCCGCATGTTCCGCAAACCCTATTCACCAGCTCATTTTTAATCTTCGGTGCCACCACCTCGGCACCGTCGGCATCGAAAATACCGGGATGTTTAACCACATCCTCATTCCCGGAGATAAACCCGGTACCACTGCAGCTGTGACACGTCACGCTGGTAGCCGCAGAACGTGAGTAATCAGCAAAGGCAAATTGTGCCAACATCTGCATGCACCATCCGAACTGCTCACCAGCTGCTTTGCGAACATTCTTCGGTGCGACATCCATCGCATATCGCGCCAGCGCCTGAACTGCGAGCTGTTCATCCGTTTTGCTGATTCCCGCTTTACCGAAGAACGCCGCCAGGCCGAAGCGCGCGCGGCTGCTGGTGGTACCAATTGCCGCCATTACATCTGTTCCTGTAAGGCGGTCCGGAGAAGTTCCCTTCACGTCGTCGCCGATATGCATTCCCTGAGGACTAAAATGTTTGAGTGATGCTTCCAGTTTCATGCGCTTGCCCCCGCTGTTTTAATGGTTTTAATAGTCTGCATTGCTGGATTGCCTATCTTTTGCGTATCGTCTGGTTTGAGTTTTCTGCTGTGGCGCCGAACGCTGCTTTGCTAACTCCTGGTCAATTGGCAGGAAGTGCCCGTTATAGAATCGTCGGTAAATCGTGCCTAGTTCACCGTTGCGCTGTTTGGTCACGTTAATTTCCGCGATACCTTTCGCTTGAGACTCAGGGTTATAAACTTCGTCGCGGTAAAGCATCATGATCAGATCAGCATCTGCCTCGATCTCACCAGAGTTTTTGAGGTCTGAGTTCATCGGTCGCTTATTGGGCCGCGACTCAACGCCACGAGAAAGCTGGCTCAGGGCAAGCACCGGCGTTTTATTAGATTTAGCCAGACGCTTGAGTCCTTTTGACACCTCACCAACGGCAAGGTCATATCGTGCAGTGCTTTCGATTTTGATGAGTGCCAAGTAATCCACAACCACCAGCGCTATTTCCGGATGCGCCAGTTGTAGGCGGGTAGCTATCTGTTGAATCTGATATACTGTCAGATCGGTGGAATCAACCATCCAGATACTACGGCCTGTCAGGCGCTCTACACCGTTTGTCAGTCTGGCCCAGTCCTCATCTTCAAAATCAGCAGCCTTTTTCAGGCGCGAAACTGACATGCCGCCGGCAGCAGATACCATTCGCTCTCCGATCTGGATATTTGGCATTTCCATGCTGAAGAACAGCACACCACGGCCCTGCTCAGAAACTTTGTCGATGATATCCAGCGCCAATTCAGTTTTACCCATCGACGGACGCGCAGCGATAAACACCAGGTCTGTTGGTTCAATGCCGCCAGTCTTTGCATCAAGCTCTTCAATACCCGTCATGAGGCTTCTGGCTTCTTCGAGCCCGCGGTTGCGTGCATCTACCCGATCCACTACAGCAGGAAGAATGTCGTCGATGTGAACTGGCTGAACGGTCTTTTCTTCGAGAGAAATTGCGGCAATGCTGTTCTGTGCAGCCCTGAATGCCGATAAAGCCGCATCACCATTGTGAGCACTCCGGAGATCAGCCAGCGCCCTTTCAATCACAGCTTCGGCATCACGAACAGCTGCATTACGCTCCAGCGTGGCAACGTAGGACACAAGCGCCGACTTGGCCCATGCGATACGGCTCGAGTCCATAATGATTGCGCTGTGCTTTGGCATGTTTTCGCAGAGCAGTACAGGGTCAATAACGCCAGCTCCACGCGCCTGACGGCAGATCCCAGTATATATTTCCCGATACTGCGGTACCGAGAAAGCGGTGGCCGGCACCCTGGAAAGAATATCCAGTACCTCAGGGTCGGCTCCACGCAGAAAAATTGCGCCGATCACCGCACCTTCCAGATCTTCATTTTTCCAGACAGGAGTCATGCTACAACTCCTGACGCGATGGCACGGAAACTTCCCCAGCCAAATGCCAGACGGTTGCGGCCACCATCGGTAACCCGGTCCACGATTCGCTCACCAATAGTCTCTTTCAACTGGTCAAATGTGAGATTGCTGATCAGGATTGTTGGCAAAATGCTTTCGTACCGGGCATTGATAATTTCCTGCAGGATGGTCATTTCAGTCGGGCTGCCGAACTGAACGCCCACTTCGTCGATAATCAACAGATCCAGTGAAGCAAAGCGCTCAATGACATCTTCCTCCGTCATTTCAGCATTGTGGCGCCACGTGCTTTTCACCGCTCGGGTTAGCCGCATAACATCAGTGATTTCCACTTTAGCGAGATGATCGCGGATGATGCTTTTCGCCATAGACACTGCCAGGTGGTTTTTGCCGGTACCACAATTTCCTGTCA